CATCGGTAATGGCGCGTGGGCCACGGGAGTCGGTGTTGCGTCTGGTGGTGCGGCTGGTCAGTACAACGTGGTTGTAGGTACAGGTGCTGGCAATGATCTTACGTCGGGGTCTTCCAATGTGTTAATGGGGTATGATGCTGGTGCAAATTTAACAAGCAACGGCAACAATATCGCAATTGGCGCAAACGCTTTGGGTGCAGAGAATAGTGGTGCAGACGGTTGTGTGGCCATCGGTCACGGTGCGCTTTATAGCCAGAACACCGTAAGTTCAAACAACGTAGCAGTCGGCTATCAAGCCGCACTCAATCTCAACGGCGGCACAGACAGCGTGTATCTGGGTTATCTAGCTGGTGGTGTTGGGGTGATTACTGGCGATGACAATGTGGTTGTTGGTAAAGGTGCTGCGTTAAATGCCACAAGTTTTGCTAGGTCGGTCTTCATTGGCAAACATTCTGGTGGAGGTGGCGTGATTACTGGTGGAAGCAATGTGTGTGTCGGTGAAGATACTGGCTACGATCTTACGTCGGGTTATGACAACGTATTGATTGGCACGAATGTTGGCGAGAATTTTACTAACAACATAGGCAACATCGCCATTGGCACAGGCGCACTAGACGCAGCCAACGCTGCTGAAAATTTCAACATCGCCATCGGCACGAACGCACTTGGTGCGGAGACAAGCGGTGCAGACTACTGCGTAGCAATCGGTCACAGCGCACTCCTTGTACAAAACGCCAACGTAAAGAACACCGCCATTGGTGGACTTGCGGGTGATTCGATTGAGAGTGGTATGCAAAATACGTTGCTTGGTTATATGGCTGGCAGCGATCTTGTAACTCACGGTGATAACGTAGCTATTGGCCATATGGCGATGGTCAATGCGGAGGGCCATTACAACACGGTTGTTGGGTCACTTGCTGGTTCGTCAAGGAGTGATTTAACAGCAACACAATTTACCGGCGACAGCAATGTCTTGGTTGGTTACGGTGCGGGTTACGATCTCACAGACGGCCCCGGCAACGTACTCATCGGACGGGCTGCTGGTGTGAATATAACCACCGGCGATTACAATATCGCCATTGGGTATCAAGCTGCTGATGGACTAGTTGCTGGTGCTAACGAGAATATCGCAATTGGTCGAGACGCTTTAGGTGGTTGTACGGCTGCGGTGCAAGATTCTATTGCGATTGGACACAATTCGCTTGGAGGAGGTTCACTTGGAGATTCAACAATCAATATCGGCATCGGTAAGGAAGCCGGTCTGGCAATCACCAGCGGCACACAGAACGTGCTGATCGGCCACGAAGCGGGGAGTTCGCTTACTGATGATGATAACTGCACGGCAGTTGGCTACCAAGCGTTGCAGGATGCGACCTCTGGTGGAAATACTGCATTTGGTATGCTAGCCGCTGGCAACATTGTATCAGGTTCTAACAATGTTTGCGTTGGAGCCAATGCGATGGCGGTGGCTGATGGAGGTGAGTCAAGTAATGTCGTTGTTGGAACGGCTGCACTTTACGAACTTAATGACGATGCTGCTGATGGCAACACAGCACTTGGCTTCAACGCTGGTCGTTACTACGATGCAACAGCAGCTTCCACAACTGACGCTGATGGTGATGGTGCTGTAACCAAAGCGATCAACTGCATTTACATTGGCAACGCCGCGAAAGGATCACACGCTACTGCTGGCGATGAGGAGATTGTCATTGGCTATAACGCAGTTGGCAACGGCAACAACACGATCACGCTGGGTAATGCTGCGCTTTCTGGCTTCCATTGCGATGAAACAATCAGCGGATTGTCTGACGGGCGCACCAAGCAGAACGTAAACGACAACTCGATTGGCTTGGACTTTCTTAACAAGCTGAAAACAGTCAACTACACAAAGATCAACCCAGCCGATTGGCCATTTGGTTTACGTCCCAGCCAGTACACTAACCGCGAACACCAAGAACTCGTCACACCAGCAGTCGAAGCGGCAGAAGCAGTTTACGAAACCGTAGTTGTGCAAGAGGCGCGTGATGCGGTAGTTGAAGAGACACGCGAGGAAGTTCACCCAGCCGTTGAGGAAGTTACGGAGGAAGTAACGATTCCCGCCGTTGAAGCGGTGTACGAAGATCGTGTGACCGTTCACGCTGAAGCCGAGCGCACTGAGACGCGCATCACGCAAGAAGCGCGGGAGGAGATCAAGTCGGAACGTCACAAGCACGACGAAGTTGATGTCACCGAGACTGTCACACGCGAAGAGATTGTGCTGGAAGACGGCAAGTACGTTCGCAAACAAATTTCAGAAGAAGTCACACGCACCGAGCGCACACCGTTGTACGAGGATTGTGATTTGTACGATGAAGACGGTTCAATCTGCACGGTCTGCGTCACGCCAGCGGTTGAAGCGAAAGACGCAGTTGTTGACGAAGACGGTAACGAGATAGAACCGGCAGTTGAAGCTGTTGCTGAAGTTCGTGCGAACGCCGTGCATAAAGTGCCGGTGATGGAAGAGTACGTCTCGCAGGCGGCACAAGAAGAAGTCACCGAGACAATCGTTACGCCAGCCGTCGAAGAAGTCACCGAGCGCGTGTGTGTGCGAGAAGCAGAAGCCGAGCGCACCGAGACACGGGTGGTCGTTAAAGCGAAAGCCGAGTGGACAGAGACGCACATCACCAGACCGGCTGAACCGGCTGTTGAAGAAGTCACAGAACGTCGATTGGTGAGTGAAGCTGTCGAAGCCAAGGAAGCCGTTTACGAGACAGTCACGGTTCCCGCAGACGAACGACCGGCAGACGATGACACGGTGCGGTTGGGTCTGATTGCACAAGATGTGCAGACCGCGATGACTGAGGCGGGTGTTGAGTTCGACATTGTGAACGAGTCACCGAACGGCAAGTTGTCGTTGAAGTACGGCAATCTGGTGATGCCGCTGATTAAAGCGGTGCAGGAACTGTCGGCACGGGTGAAGACGCTGGAGGGATAATTTGGCTATGGCTAAAAACACAGAAAAAGAAAACAAGCAGACCGTTGTTATCAGCGGTGAGGAACATAACGTAGCGGACTTGTCACAGGAGCAGGTGACGTTACTGAATCATGTAGCCGATCTTGAGAACAAGATTCGACAGATTAGCTTCAACTTGGAACAAGCGCACGGCGGCAGGAATCATTTTATGGCTATGCTAACGGCCAGCTTTGCTGTGGAACTTGAGGTCAAGGAGAAAGCTGGCGGGTAAGATGTGGGAACCGACACAGCCAATCTTATCCAGACGCTGGGATTTCCTGTTGTTGCAGCAGCGGCAGCAGGAATCTTCGGTTACAAGATTGTCTTCTACGTCTTACGGGATTTATCAAGTGAGATCAAAGACCTTTATACGATAGTTGTTAAGCTGATTGACAGATTGAATGGACACGACAAGGAAACAAACAAGCTCGCCAAAGAAGTCGCAATGCTACGCGTTGAGGTTAGTGGGCTTTATAAGTGCATGGGTCTAACAAAAAAACCTGTGCCTACCAAGCGGAACGATGAATAAAGAAGCAAAAGATGTCATATATTTACTGGCGATTCTTGGAGGAATTTTGTTAATTATCATGTTGGCAGGTTGCAAGTCGTTGCCCGGTAATCTTGAGATTGATACGCCATTTTTTGACATAGAATACGAAGGAAAAACAGATGCCTAACGTTGGAGGAGTACAATACCCATACACACCGCAGGGCGTAGCAGCCGCTCAACAAGCGCAACGTCCGATACAAAAAACAGGCCCATACATACCACATTCAACTGCTGGTCTTGATCCTGCGCGTATGTCGCCACCCTTAACAAGTCCATCGCACCCAATGGCTCAACGCCAAGTGCCAGACTTGCAACCAGCGCGATGGAACACGAATGCGATGAATTTTCACGGTTGGCGCGGTCAGGCTGGCAATGAAAATCCCTTATCACCAAGAGCCAAAGCCCCGACATACGAAGACAGATACACCATACAATCTGATCCAAATAGATGGACAAGTGGCGCAGCAATAAGAGGTCAGTATCAATATGGAAATAGTCCATCTAATCCTGCGACACAAAGACCGGTACAAGATTTACAACCATACAATGATCCACCAATACAAGGTACAATGTCGGGTCAAGGTATTTTGGGAACACTTGGTTATAGCAACGAAGCTATGCCATCAAGACAGGATTTAAGCAATGTAGTTGCTTATGGTGATTCTGGTTTGAGGCATGGGGATAATCGTATAGTCTTTAGCCGACCACAATTACTAGGAGGCCCATCAAGTCCATGGTATCAACCTATTGTACAAGCTCCTAGAGGTCAAAAGATAGAGACAAGTGGCCCAGCTAATTACAATCAAAGCCCATCTAACCCCAACTGGAAACCCGGAGAATAATTTATGGCAACACGAAAAAAAGGCGGACAACGCTTAATGGACTTGGCTGAGAAAAGTGGTGCGCGGAGTCGCGCTCGCAAAGCTCAGGTGGCAAAGAAACTGAAAGAACAAGTAAAACGTAATTTCAGGGCAGGATCAAAATCCAGAGCAGGATCGCCTAAAGGATCAAAGACAACGCACGGCAGTACAACAATAACGTACAAGCCCAAACCCAGCCCGCACCTATCAGCGACCAAGAAAGTTGCACCAAAACCTGCTGCAAAAAAGACTGCACCAAAAGCAGTTACCAAGGATGCAACACCTAAAAAGAAATCATTAACACCAGCGCAGAAGTTGGCTAATGATCAACGGCGCAAGAATCTTCGATCTGAAATAGAAGGTAGATTTAAAGGTGATAAGCTTACGAATCCGCTAGGCATGACCACACTTCTTTCCAAGATATATGGTAAAGACGTAAAAAACATGACGCACTTGGATGAGGCTGAACTCGCTGGAAAAGCTGCAAAAGACTTGGCAATTTTAATAGGAACTGGCGGTGCATTCAAGGCACTTGGTGGGGCAAAGAAAATCGGCGGCGGTATCTTAAAAGGAGTCAAAGCTACAGGTCGCGGGGCTGCCACAGGTGCTAGAGCAACAGGCCGAGCCGCGGCAACTGGTGCTAAAGCTACTGGTCGAGCTGCAAAGAAAGCCGCTAAAGTCACAAAACGTGCCGCAAGAAAGGCTAAAGTTGGCTTGAAGAAAGCTGATCGTAAGTTGCTGAAGGCGCAAGGATTGAGCCGTCAAGGCGGTAAAGTCCGCAAGATCAAAGAGCCGAATCCATTTGGTAAAAATGCTGCTAAAGGATCGAAGCCCAAAGTCAAGTCCGGCAAAAAGAATCCTTTTGCGGGATCAGACAAGCCAAAGGCCAAGGGCAAACAACTGGATGAACACGTTAAGGCGCGATACAGATTAAACGAGCGCAAGGCTAGAAAAGCCAAAAAAGCACAACGCAAGGCTGCGGAACAGGACGCTCATGTAAAAGCTTACAAAGGGGATAAAATTAAAAAGGGTAAGCGTAAGGCAGATAAAGCGCGTAAAGATGCCGTAGCCGCAAACAAGCGAGCGGCTGAGAAGGCAAAAGCTTTGAGAGTTGAAAAGGGTTACGCGCAACAAAGAATTGACGCACAGAAAGCGTCAAGAGCGAGAAATCGACGACGCAGATCATGACCGATAGGCAACAACTGGATGAGTTCACTCGTAGAATTTGTCACGCAGTTGAGTATTCCGAACAGGAACTTGACTTGACTTTGGAGCAAATGATTGGTGTAATAGAAGTTGCCAAGCAAATGTTAGTCGATAAATTTTTACATGAACCTAGATGATTTAAAAGTCCTTGCAGCTTCGGTCTCAGGATTAGGAAACTGGTTACTTGAGATTGATATTATATTAAAAGCTGCAATTAGTTTAGTAACGCTATTGTATATTGCACTTAAAGTGCAGGAGCTACTGAGGAAAAGATAATGCTATCAGGAAAGAAAACATATATGACGGCAGTTGGCGGGATACTCGCGGCTGTGGGTGCTTACTTCTCCGGTGAAATGGAGATGGGCGTGATGATAAACGTGGTGATCACATCGCTACTGGCTGTCTTTCTGCGGAAAGGTGTGAAAAGCGACACGAATGGGGATAGTTAAACTACTTGCAGCGTTGTTTAAGGCCATACCGTCATTGGAACGGTTGGTCTATAAACTTGCGGATGCCTTGAAGGAAGCCAATGCAAAGAATCGGTTGGAAGACAAGTTGGGCCACATTGATGCTCTTATCGATGGTGAGCGCGTGCAGCACACCACAGTTGGAGGGAGTCAAGGAGTTAAGCCAGCATCCACAGTTTCAAAAGGCAAGGGAAGCAGTGCCGGAGTTCACAAGGGCCGCGCTAAAAAAGATAGCAAAACTTGAGTATGAGATTGAGCGCAGGTGACAGAGATGAGTTGCAAGACAGCGTGAATGAATTGCTAGGTGCTGTAAGGGAACTAAAGCATGAGTTGGACAACGATAACGAAGAGGTCAAGCCAAGCGGTGGTCGCCATCACAAAAAGAGCTGCAACAACGGTGTCGACTATAACAAAAAGAGCAAAGCCAACAATCGTCGCAATTACTAAACGATGAGTGCTGAATACATAATTGACAGGTTTGGGCGTAAGGTTGGTCTCAATGCAGATGACGCCAATCAACGTTACGTTATTCTCGACTTCCTCAACGAGGCAATGCAATCAATATATGAACACGTTGATATTCCCGGCTCATTGGTTGAAGAAGAATTTTACGTTGCCGGTAAGCAACGAATCGCCCTGAGTCGTGATGTCCACGCCATTCGTGCGATGCGCGAAAAAGAGTCGAAGCTAACATGGGACATCAACAATCTCCTGTCAGAATACAACCAGAACAACTGGCGAAGTGACAATCATTGCTGGCGTGTTGTTGGCTACGAACCACTCAAGAAATCCCTGTCTTCGGTAATTACAGGTACTCGTGGTAGTTCTGCAACTGGCCTGACAGTTCATTGGTTTGCAAATATTGCAGCCACGGAAAAACTTGCGGTGACATTTGAGACATCAGCTTCGGACAGACAAACACTTGAGGTGTGGCCAAACTACCCAAGCGCGGCAGCAGCTTACACAACCACATCGTCGCCACACTCAATAGCACTCACGCTGGACAACAATCGCACCATCACATCTGTTGTGGGCATGAGACGGTTTGACACAAACAACGAACGGTTTGGTGGTTACACAGCTAACGACGGCGGGTTGGTCAGGTTGGTGGACACAGCCGACACATCAATTGTTTATTCTGAGATACCACACGACGAGACAGAAGCTCAGTATATGATAGTGGACATCTCCGAGTTTCCTTGGGATGACACATCAGCTCAGGATGATTCGCACACTTTACAAGTCTTGTATAAGAAGAAGTTGAAGCACATCAAGAGCGACAACGATCCATTCCCACTCTACGGTTTTGAGAACATCGTGATGCACAAGATGATGCAGTTGTTTATGGAAGAACAAGGCAAGTTGCAGGAGGCGATGGTTTATGATGGAAAAGTAACACGCGATTTGGGTCGTAAGATAGCTGACCTTGAGCGTGGGCAAAAACGTATTATGCAATTCGGACGGCATGGACATGACAGTCTAACTTTGGCAAGACGCTGGCACTATCACCGTGGCTGATTATTCACAACAGTCGTTTGTTGGCGGCATGAATATGTCGGTGGATGACACTCGGCTGGGCGAAGACGAATATAAATTTGCCAAGAACATTCGCAACCGTTTCGGCACACTTGAGGGGATTAAGAACGTCAACGACATCTCCAGCGATATAGGTGCGTTCACATCAAACCCACCAATTCAAGCAATCTATTCTATTGGCGAGTTCGTTTTTCTCTTTTTTGATGGTGGTTGTAAATATCGCAGACCACTAAACCCCGATAGTACTTGGGTTGTTCTTTATGGTGGTGGCACGATGGACAGGTCAGCGGAGATATTTGTGCAGGCTGTCCCGGCATCCACGCAGAACTTTCTACGAAAAGAAACACAAGTAGCAGGTGCATCACTTGAGTTGGATATGGAGACTTCTGTTCAGAAAACAGTTGCAGCTATTATCGTACAAGATGGTATAAACCAGCCAAAAATCATAGAAATTTCTGGTGGTGCAGCAACCGATAGATCGGCCAAGACTTACACTGAGTGGTCTGATGGAACCTATACATCCCGTGAATACATACCAATCGGTAAGCAAATGGCTTTCTTTAACAATAAGTTATTTATTGTTAGTCCTGACGGCACGGAGATTTACCACAGTGTAAGTGGTCGCCCAATG